GTTAGTAAGTGCATTCTTATATTGGGAGAATTTGGATACATTTTGTTTAGCTCCCTTTTGTTAATGCGAGTTGACCTACCAACATATCAAATGACTTGGGTAGTTCTTTTGCGCTTCCATCGTTTTTAAAGCCATAAAATGTCTTCACATAAATAATAATGACTGTACTAACCATTGGATTTGATTCATCATTGATGTAAGTTGGATCAACCCCACAACTCATCAAATAATGTTTACAGCTATTGATGTGCGTGTTTAACTCATCATCAGCATAAGTCTCTACTTGGGGGATGAGTAAAGCCTTTTTTACAATATCTAAAATCATGATGGGATCAATCCTTTCTTAACTAAAATTAGCCTGCAGGTGCAGCTTTCTTCTTAATGCGTAAGAAGCCGTTATAACCGACAACGTTACCACCAGTAAAGACTGAAGCTTTATAACTGATAATACCGTCTTTAAATTTGTAATCTGTTGATTTACCAATTTCTACTGGTGAGAACACTGGTACTTCATAGTTTTTAAGTGCACCATAAGCGATACCATATTCACCAGCTATAGTATTACTATCAGAGATTGCTTTACAGTGTGAGTTAATGATATAAGGAATACCATCAATCGTTTTATTGACATAATCAATCGAGTGAACTTTACGTCCTTCTTGTGTCTTAAGACCAGCGAATGCACGTAAGTCATTCTTATTCAAGATAAGAACTGCGCCACCTTCGACTTCTTCATCACCACCATAAGCAAAGACAATGTCATCTAGTGTTGAATCGGTGATTGCTTCAACTTCTAGTGCTTGCTTATCTGCAAGGGCGACTGCAGCTTCACTGAAAATACCAGTGAATGTATTCGTTGTTCCGGCACCACGTAGGATTTGCTCACTAATTTTTTTCTTAAGTGAAATATTAATGTTTCTTAAGACTTCTGCTTGATAAGGAATGGAAGGTAGTTTTTCTAACTCTTCAGTAATCTCTGTATAAGCAGTGATCTTTACTTTTGAAATCGTTAAATACCCAAATGCAGGTTCAGTTTCAGAGTAAGCTCCACCTTCTGCAGTTATTCCTGCGATACCATTTGATTTAACAAATGATTTCTTGTAAGTCTCACCACCATTTAAGTTAATAACATTCACACGATCAACTAAGCTTGACACTTGAGCAAATGGAACTGGTGCAAGATTCGTTGACGTGTGATCAGGGAGTAAGATCTCAGTACTAGATACTTGAATGACTCTGCTTTCTTTTAAGCTTTGACCTCTTGTTTCTAGTTTTTCTTTATCAACCATTTGACGGTTATCTACTTGAATCGGTTTAAACTCTGTTTTAGAAGCAATCGACATTTTCTTATCAATGGATGCTCTTTCTTCTTGAAGAGTTGTTGTTTCTGTATCTAGTGCTTCTAGTTTTTCTAGATCAGCTTCAGAATCAACTAAACTTCTAATTTCTTTTAACCTTGATTCAATTTCTTTTCTTCTTAATTCTAAATTCATGATTTTTTTCTCTCCTTAGATTTTTGATTTAATTTTGATGCGTTTTTTGATTAGATCTGATTTTTCTTTTTGCTCTACTAACTCCATAGTCTTTAGTTCCAACTCCATGGACTCTAAGGAGCGAGCGTATATAGAGGTTGCATCATATGCTGGTGTATCCACAACTGACACATCATACAACCTTTCTATCTTCGTAACAGTTCTTTTAGGAATGTCACCTTCACGGTTCCATACCTGTTCATCAACCGTAAATGCAAAACTCATTTTATCTAAAAGTCCACTTCTAACCATTTTATAGATATCCTGGTTATGACTTGTATCTAAGAGTTCAGCTCGTACTTTAAGACCAATATGATCAACGGTGAGTTCAAGTGATTTATTCTTGGTTCTAGCAATTATTAAAAAGGAGTCCATATGATTGTATTTCATAGGAACATCCTTCATTTTAGTTTCCCCTAAAGCACTAGGTGATATTTCTTCAATAAATCCATAAGTTTCATCGCCGATTAAGGTTTCTTGATTAAAGACTAATGCATAGCCTTCTAAAATCATCTTGCCTTCATCTTCATGAAGACTGACTTCTGCAAGTCTAGTTTCTTTTATCATTGGTTCTTACCTCTACTTTTTTGGTTTGTTTAGGTTTCATTTCTTGTTCATAATCAAACTCAAGTTCTGAGTCTTTATATGAAAAAGTTTCTAGTTTTTCTTTCTTACAAAAATCAGTGATCGTTCTTGTCTTGTCTTTTTGCGTTTCTAAAATACTTTTTAATGCTTCATTTGATATTTTTCCATTAATCGTTACTTTCATGATCTTCTTCCTCCTTAGATCCAACTTGATATAAGTTTGCTTTATCAGCATCAACAAAATTTAATGATTGAAGGCGTTTGTGTCCACCTTCGATGGGTTCTAACCCGAGTAATGCTCTTGATTCATTAAGTGACATAATCCCTAAGCTCATGAGCTTCTCAATCGCAGTGACTTTTGTGTTCCATGAAGCGTACTGTAACCTTTCACTAAAGAATACAATCTCTTCACCACGTTCTAATTGATTATTGGTAAGCAAACCTATAGAAAAAGCCTCGCTAAGTTGAATAGCTAAAGGCTCTATGGTTGACTCGTAAAACGAGTTATATTCATCTTCTGTGTACTTGTTTGTAAATATAGGAACTGATACCCCAAAGTAATCTAGGATCTTTGACTGTAAGAACTCTAGTGTGTCTTTATCGATTAGTTTTGGATCGACATCAAGTGGGATATATTCACTCTTTAAATCAATAGGAATAATAGAACTACCTTTATTATTAACCGAATCAGAAAGTGCAGTATCAAAGAGTTCTCGTTGTTTTTTCTTATCGGCTTCTGATAACATCCCATTCATCTTAACAATCCCTTTAATCTGCATCGATGATTTTATGGCATTATCTATCCCTTGTAATAAGCTATCGTTGATTGAGATGGTTTTAAGAATCGCTTCATGATCACCGCTAGATCCATTACCACCAAAGATATCATTTTTTCCATAATGCTTCCTTAAATGAATGATATTCTCATACGGTAATGTATATGAACCTCCATTTTCAAATAAGAGCTTTATATAGTAGTGATCACTCTGATCAATAACCATTTCAACCGTAATGGGTTTAAGTGGATAAAGACCAACAAGGTGTCCTGTATATTTATCAAACCTAGGATAAATAAAGGCATTATCATTTAATAACAATGTAGTAACAATCTTATAGATAAATTCATAGGGCGTCATGATTTCATTTGGTTTATGTTTCAAAAGAAAAGACAGCTTTCCGCTTTTCTCGGATACTGTCTTATCGTTTTCTATTTTGATATATCTTGGTTTTAGTTTTGCACACTGACTGGCCACTCTATCAATACAAATCTTAACGACATCACTTTTTGAAATGTTTGTTCCGAAAGGTGTATAAAATGTGTTTGTGTTGTTGAAGATTTGCACGGCATCGATTGAACCAGTTTTGTTTTTTCGTTTAAATATTGGCATGAGCACCTCCGATGAGTTTAGTTCACCATGTTTTCAAAATCTATTTTAAATCTATTCAAAACAGCATATGCAATAATCAAAGCGACAGTTCCATCAATTCTCTTATACTTAGAATTAAGTTTTGAAGGTTGTATGTTTCCATTTAAATCTACTTTAGCTTGTGTATTAGATAAGCACCATTTAAGGATTGGATTATTATCATAAATTAATAGATTGTTTTTAAGGTCTGCTTCCATTTGCTTCATGGGTTCTGATAATGAATAAATACCTTGCCTTACTTTTTCCATGTTAAAGCCTAAGTCTTCCATCTCTTTAATCCAATATTGAGAGTTCCATGGGTCGTAACCTACCCAAAGAGGTCTTATACCATATGTTTGAATCATCTTCATAAACCACTTTGTAACAAGACTGAAATCATTTTGATTACCTTCAGTTAATGTTACAAAGCCTTTTTTAATCCAGATGTCATATGGGACATTATCTTCAGTGATTCTTTTATCTAAAACTTCACTTGGCATAAAGAAATGTGG